GTATATAACCAAGCAAATATCACAAGGTCGGGCGGTGCGACTCAGCAAGATAGCAACGCTGCCAGCATCGCCAAGTATTTTTTACACAGCTACACACAGACCAATTTGCTTATGCAGACCGATGCCGTGGCGCTGGATTATGCCCGGGCTTATGTGGCTAGCCGTGCTGAGACCACCGTGCGATGCGATGCGCTGACTCTTGACCTATACACAGAAAACTACGACTCAGGCATAGTAGCTGCCCTTGACTTAGATTTTTTCGACCCTATAACCGTAACCACTAGCCAGCCTGGATCATCAAGCCTAGTTAAAACCTTGCAGATATTTGGCGTGGCTATGACCATCAGACCGAATAAATGGCAGGTAAAATTTACAACGCTAGAGCCTATTATCGATGCGTTCATTTTAAATTCTACGCAATACGGCGTATTAGGCACTAACACGCTTTCATACTAAGGAGATATAGATGGCCATTTCAGGGTTCCCAACAGTCACCGGGGATGTGCTGACCTCATCCACGATGAACAGCCTTGTACAGTTCGATGTAGTAACGCAGACAGCTGACTACACAGCGACTACAAACGACAACTATCAAGAGATTTTTGTAATGGACAAGGCCACAGCAATAGCCTTTAAAATCCCAACCGATGCCACAACTAATTTTCCCATCGGCACGGTACTTACAGTTTTGTCGGTAGGAGTTGGCACGACCACAATTTCTGCGGTGACTCCAGGCACTACAACAATAAGCAGCGCCGGGGCAGTTAGTGCATCGCCAACCCTTGCACAATTTAAGGCCGCAAGCTGCATAAAAACATCTGCAAATAATTGGGTAATTTGTGGGGCTATTGCCTAATGATCGCCAATTTAGTTGCAGGCGTATTTGGAGACAAAATCTCCAAAGTATCTGCCGTTGATTATTTAGTAGTTGCAGGCGGCGGTGGTGGTGGCGCATCTGGAATTGCGGCAGGTTCAGGCGGCGGCGCAGGTGGTTTCAAAACTGCTGCATCTTTTTCTATACCATCAAGTTTTACAGTTACGGTTGGCGCAGGCGGCGCTAGTGCGTCAAAAGGTGTTGATTCAGTATTTTCATCTATTACATCTGAAGGCGGTGGCTTAGGAGTATTTCTTGCTGTCGGCGGTAACGGCGGTTCAGGTGGTGGTGGTTCATCTGCATTAACTGGCGGTAACGCTGGTGGTACTGCATCAGCAGGTTTTGCGGGTGGTACAGGATTTAAGGCAGACGGCGGAAATGTTGGTGCAGGTGGCGGTGGTGGTGCTGGTGCAGTAGGACAAAACACAGTTTTAGAAGGCGGCGTTGGAGATGAAAAAGGCGGCGATGGCGGCGCAGGCGCATCAAACTCTTATTCAGGATCAGCGGTTACCTATGCAGGTGGTGGTGGTGGTGCGCCTGATAGCCGCAACCCATCACCAGTAAACGGCACAGGCGGCGCTGGCGGCGGCGGTAACGCAAATTACTTAGGCACAGGCGTGGCAGGTACAGTAAATCTTGGCGGCGGCGGCGGCGGTGGAGTAACTGGCGGCGCTGGCGGTTCAGGCGTTGTAATCATTCGCTATGCCAATACATTTCCTGATCTAACATCAATTGGTGGTGGATTAACTTACACGCTAACTAATACAGGGGGCAACAAGATTTACAAATTTACCGCAGGAACAGGAACGGTAACAGTTTAATGGCTCACTACGCTTTTCTAGATGATAACAATGTAGTTACCGAAGTAATTACGGGCAAAGATGAAACCGAACTTATTGATGGCCTAGACCCCGAAACTTGGTATGGCAACTATCGCGGGCAAGTATGTAAACGAACTTCTTACAATGCCAATATACGTTACAACTATGCAGGTATTGGTTATACCTATGATCCAGATGCAGATGCGTTTATTGCACCACGGCCTGCGTGTGGTCACAGCGAATTATTTTTAAACCATCTATTTAAATGGAATTGCCAGAGGTGTGAATTAGATGCTAAAGAGCTATAACGGCTGGCCTGCAAGTAAAGACCAGGCAGAGATAAATGTAAAGCCTTACCCGGTAAAAGGCACTAACTTAAAGATTAGATGCGCTAAGGATGCAGGCGAGTTACTAGCTGCGTTTGCTGCAGAATTCCATGAACTTATTGAGCCGATCGATGAAGGCAAGTTAGATGACTGGGCTTACGCTTTCCGCATGGTACGTGGCACCACCGACAAACTCAGCTGCCACAGCTCAGGTACAGCCATCGACTTAAATGCCACACAGCACCCATTAGGCAAGGCAGGCACTTTCCCAGCGGAAAAGGTGCCAATGATCCAGGCACTAGCTAAAAAATATGGTCTTACATGGGGCGGTGACTATCGCAACCGTAAGGATGAGATGCACTTCGAGGTATCCATCAGTCAAGAAAAAGCAAAAAAACTAATCAAAAAATTAGGGCTAGATGGAGACAAAAATGCAGGAGCAAATTAAGGCAGCGGCACTAAGTTATGGCCGAGCAGCTGCGGCAGCCGTTGCAGCGCTATACATGGCAGGTGTAACCGATCCACGCACACTATCTAACGCCTTTATCGCAGCCCTAATCGGGCCGATCCTTAAAGCGGTAGACCCTAAAGCAAAAGAGTTTGGCGTAGGCAAGAAGTAATGCGCAGGCTGGTAGGGGCGGTGGCCTTGTCGCTGCTCCTATCAGGGTGTGGCTATCAAGGATGGGTTAGGTATGAGTGCCAAGAATATGAAAACTGGGGCAAGGATGAGTGCAAGCCACCTGCCTGCGAAGTGGTGGGTACATGCTCCAGGGACTTACTCCCAGAGGATGTCTATGAAGCGCCTAACCCCTGAGCAGTTACATGCCAGGCTGATCGTATTCATAGGCTGCACGCTGGCGCTGGTATTTGCTTTCAGCGTACTAGGCATGTTGTATGCCCTAATTTTCGTAACTCAGCCTATTGGCAACCAAGCACCTAACGATCGAGCGTTTATAGATTTGCTTACAACGCTAACCATATTCCTGACTGGCAGCCTGGGCGGTGTACTGGCAGGCAACGGCCTAAAGTCCAAGCCTAAAGACCACCACGACACGCCGCCAAATACGCCGAGTACTTGATTATGTCGGTAGGGCGCTTTACCCTTTTACAAAAGGTGGTAAAGGGCTACCTGATTATCAAGGGATCACACTATGCAAAACGAACAAATTATGGCGTGGGCTTTACTTTCCACGCTGGCTATCGCAGTAATCTTTTACAGCTTGGGAGTAGCTGCAGGCCGTAAGGATGGACACAAGGCCGGGCGAGCAGTAGGCATCCGCATCGGTGAGCGCCGCGCACGTGAGGCGGTAAGCAAATGAATACAGAAAAAGAATTGCTACTGGCGCTGCTTATAGAAAAATATGGCAACAAGCCAAGCATGCAAATTAAGGCTATAAATAAACCTATTTACACAAAGACCGTCAAAAAACGCCGGGCAAGAAAACCACGGCATACCTGGACAAGTGATCAGCGTGTGCTTTTATTTGAGTTAAAGGCAGCTGGCGGTGAGTGGCCAGAGATATTAAAAATTATGCGCGACCATTTTCCAGATGGCGATTTTAATAAGGCATCGATCGCTAATCAGCATCGCGACCACTTAGCACGTATGCAAGCTAACGGTTGGGGGTCTTACAATGATTAAGAGCGCACCTACTGGTACATATTGCACGGACTGTAAATCTGAGTTTGGCAATTTCGACACTAAGACCCAGACCTGGAGTTTTAGCGATAAGTGCGTGCCTATTGCCACGATCATTACCGTATCAGTCACTATTAAATCAAAGGGTGCTACACGTGCCTACTGCAATTACCACAAGCGCCAGGCTGAGACATGGCCAGACGGTAAAGGTGGGTTTATACATTGGTCACTAGCCGATCAAATGCAAGCAGCCGTAGAGGCAGAAAAGCAGGTGCTAAATGTTTAACCTGGATGATTATGAGGATGTAAACACACGCATAAAGCGCTTTAGAACCGCATACATATCGGGGCGCATTGAAGCATCGATCGTTGAAGTAGACCTACAGGCTGGCTATGTGCTGGTCAGAGCAGCTGTATATCGTGAGCATGAGGACATGGTGCCTGCAGCTGTGGACTTCGCATACGGCAACGTGGCCTTTTACCGCGAAAATATGAAGCGGTGGTTTATCGAGGACACTACAACAAGTGCCATTGGTAGGTGCATCAGCTTATTAATGCCAAGTGAGCATCGACCAACTAAAGAGAACATGGCACAAGTGCAACAGACTGCACCTGCACCTGAGGTTGATCCGTGGGTAGTACATCCCGAAGGCACAGCAGAGCCACTAGCTACCGGGCTGGATTTAATTAAAGGCGCCTTAGGTGGAGTTATCACGGAGCAAGCCGAGACCTGCGAGCACGGCCGTATGGTCTACAAAGAAGGCATTAGCTCGAAAACGGGGAACAAATACAAGGGATGGGTATGCCCATCAAAGGCCAAGCCACAATGCGCACCACGTTGGGAGAAGTAAATGAGCGGCGATTTTGAGATGATTAATTTAAAGACTGGCGATCGTTTAACTATACAGATGGATGGCACCGAGATACGAGACCAGGTGCAACCGCCTGCGATCGAGTGGTGTGACAAAGGTGCGCATTTTGCTTGCAAGATCGATGGCAAATACGTAGACGATAAATTATGGATTTGCTTAGAGTGCAACCGTGCATAAGGTGATATTGGATTATGCTCAGGAGATAGAAGCGCATGAGATAGGCCTAGCACGCGTATTGGCTAGAGCATCAAGGCCAGATCATGCAGGTAGGTTTAATAAGGCTATAAGTCTGCATGAGTTTATAGCTGAGCACGCCGAAGCTGTGGCATCCGAGATGGCTGTAGCGCAGTACTTCGGCATACGTAACTTTCGGGCTACGTTAAACACTTACAAAGGTCAGGCAGATGTAGGCAGCCGCATCGAGGTCAAATGGACTAAGTACGAAAACGGCTGCGCCATTATCAACTCGACCGATCGAGCACAAGACGTTGTAATCCTAGTTACCGGGCATAGCCCTTGCTATCGCCTGGCTGGCTGGATACCTGTAGCGATGGCTAGAACTTCACGCTACCTAAACGCTCGGCAGGGTAACTTCTGGGTGACTCAGGATGATCTATTCCCTATTGAAAATCTAAGAGCTAGTGTGCATGGCGATGCCCTTAGTTGAGTGCCGAGTATGTAAGGCCAAGACAGACCACAAAATAGTTGTAGTAACTGAGAACTTACCCGATTATGTTCATGTTATGGAGTGCAACGGCTGCGGGGTACTTGGCGTTATGAGCTGGAAGCAGGATTTAGATGCCTAAAAACAGACCGCCATTTATGTATGAGTGTCCATGCGGTTACTCACTTAGGGCTGCGCTGGAGTTTATGAGCCAGGTTGAGATCAGCCGATTAATGGAAAGCCATATAAGAGCTGTGCATTTAGGAGATACCAATGACCAGACCAGTTAAATGCCGCATATTTGAGTGGGATATAGACATGTGGTGCAACCTTAAAGCTAAAGAAACTGCATACCTGGACTACTTCGGTACGCGTATTGGCTACCCGCTATGTCCGACACACTACGAATATGTGAACAACCTATGAAACGGTATTTGACAGGAATGCTACGCTCCAGTCGCTATAGCGAGCCGCAACCGCGGATAGCTCGCCTGCGACACTTCACTATTTGGGCCGCGCTATTTGTAATTACAACGGTTGCAACAGGGCAAGCAAAAGCATCAAATACAGGTAATACAGAGATGTTTAAGTTATATGCACACATGAAAGTATTAGATGATAAGCAGTACAGATGCTTAGTTATATTATGGCGTATGGAGTCACAATGGAACCCGGTATCTAAGAACCGTAAGAGCAGTGCATTTGGTATTCCACAGCTATTAAAGATGACAGAGACTAATCCATTTAAGCAGATAGATTTAGGGTTAAAGTACATCGATCATCGATACGATGGTGATACATGTAAAGCATTAGCCCATCATAAGAAGCGAGGCCATTACTAATGGCATCAAGACGAGGCAACCCACGTACCAAGCAGAGCTACAAGAAGGCAAGGATGGCTGTGCTATTCAGGGATCAGTTCACTTGTGCATATTGTGGTCAAGAGGCAAACCAAGTCGATCACGTTGTACCTTTAAAGACAGACAGTAGCCTGGCTAACGCCATATCAGTAGATAATTTAGTAGCTTGCTGCAAGCGATGTAATACACGTAAGAACGCTAAGCCATTAGCCGTTTTTTTAGCGGGTACTGCTAC